CGCCGAGGTCTAATTCATCGCTTGCGATACCTTCGGCCTCATCGTTCGGAGCCCTGACCCTGAAAAGCGGAGTTACTAGGTCAGAGGCTTCCGGTAGCTGCAAAGAATCCTCTCGCTCAACTACCGCGTTGATCTTCCTCGATCGACCGTTTCTTTTGTAGTAAACGATCGATTCGGCGAAGTCTTGCGGGTTGGCGAAGACCTTCTTGGCATCCTTGATTATGGTATCGTGCAAGCTCATCGATTAGGCTCGCTTGCAAGTTACCTTGAAGTAGTCGACAACAACCGAATCGACGTTGGCACTGGACGATTTTTGCAACTGAACAAGCGGTTGCAATCCCGAGGAGTAGCCGCTCATATCAAAGGTGGTTGTCGCGCCGACTCGCTGGCCATCGATGTAGAACTTGACATCGCTTTTGCCGCCCGTGAAGTCAATCACAAATTCCTTGTAGGTCGTGCCAAGGGTTACGCCGCTGGAGATGTCATCGTTGTCGCGTACGCCGTCGTCGGTCTCAAGGTAAACAAGCGTTGTGCTGCTTGCGCCCTCCATGCGAAACCAAGCATTGGCTGCAACGTCGTTGGCGGTATCGTTTCGAGCCGAGCCAAGACCGAAGCAAAGAATCGAGCCGCTGGTGAAGGTAGCCGCCCCAATCTTTACCCGCATTTCAAGCCGCTGGATCAGGTCGATGTCGAAGTCCAGTGCATCGTTGAAATGCAAGCAGACGTTCTCGACTTCGCTGGTGGATGCAAGCGTTAGGGTCGCTTCGCTAGTCCCTTTGGAGTAGGTCGGAGCCCCGGAGGATGATGTGTCATCAACAAGCCAAGCGGTTGCCGGGTCTGCCGAAGTTGGGAACGTTGCCACCGCCCCGTTGAAGTCGTCGTAAAAAATCTGAAAGTCGCGCATGTCGCCCATGTTCTTATATTCCTGTTTTGTGAATTTTGTTGCCGTCCCAAAAAGCCCCAAGCAATCGCCCAGGGGCTAGAAATCAATCGACACTACGCACGATTAGCGAAGATGCCGCGATGCTCGATTACCGCCGCTGCGAACGATTGGCGAACCGTGTAGATGTACGAATCGTTTCGAATGTTGTAATCGCTTTCAAGCACTGGCGATTCTTCGCCACTCAAGAAGCTGATTTCAACCGTGTCAATCAGGCTGTTATCGGCGATTGCATACCAGTTGGTCGAGCTATTGGCATCCAAGTATGGACTTGCAACAACTCGCAACTGCCGAGCACCGCCGCGACCGTAAAGGTTCGAGACGCCGCTATTCTTCTCGCTCTCGACCGATGCCGTCGAATTGACAAGCTCCAATGCCGTCCCGGCGTAGGCCAAAGGCACCAAGAGGATCGACGGGGTAAGCCCGAGGAAAACGTCGCTAGACAATCCTTTTTGCTTGCCCATCACCTCAAAGGCTTTGTCGAGGGTCGCCTTGGCTGGAGCCCCAGCACCGCCCGAAAGGTTAGTCCCGGAGGCGTGAGAAGCCGAGAAAAGAGCCACGCCATCGGGCATGGTCGGATTCGACAGGAATACGTCGTAGATCGCTTTTTCTTGCGTCCTACGAGCCGCCGAGCCGTGCATCGCTGGGATGCGGGACAAGGCGTCCAGGTCGTCATTGATAACCGTTTCCCAGGTGACGGTAAATTCCTTTCCGTACTTCTCGACCTTGTACGACTTGCGTTGGTCGACAACCTTGCCTTCGGGGTAGTCCTTACCTTCGGGGACAACCTCAAGGTTTGGCGATTCGCCAAGGCTGATTCGGTTGATGTTTTTGAAGTCATCAACGCTTTGAGCTTGTCGCACCCATTGGTCCCAAGTGTATGGGGCTTCGACGTAAGACGCCGTCAGGGTCTTGCTGGCCGCATCCAAAAGCAAACTGGAGAACGATCCGCTGGTGTGGTAAACGTCGTTGGATCGACGGATATTGAATCGGTCCATCGTCCCTTGGTGGCCCATTGCGATGCGAACAACGTCGCCTTTGTTGTGTCGCTCTGGGTTGACGTTCATTCGCCGGACGCAAGCCTCGGCAAGTCGATAGAGCCCAAGGCCTCGGAAGTGTTCCGCGCCTTGAACATCTGGGGCCTTTTGCTTTTTGATCTGGCCTTGCCAGCATCGCTGCACCAAGCCCGCCGAAGCTTGAGCCATGAACTTATCATGCTCGGATTCGGTCACGCTGAAACTGGAGCCCTCGACGGCCCCGCCTAGTGGTTGAGAAGCCATCTTTCGGATGATCCTTTCTTGAGCGATTTCAACAGTCACGGATGGATCGTCAACCAAAGAGTCTGCGAAGCTTCGCTCAAGCTTCGCAAGCGTGCAGTGGGCAACGATAGTTTTGCGTCGGTCGTCGTGGGCCTTGAGTTGCCTTGCAACTTCGGCTTCGACTTTCTTCTCTGTGTCTTCGGTTGGCTCGACATGCTCGGCCCGCATCGCCTCTTCGGGCTCTTTGTCCGCTCCTGCCATCGATTCGACTTGGCCCATCGGAGCCGCGTCAGAACCGGCTTGCCCCGCTGCTTTTCCTGCGAGGAAAACGATAATCTGAGTAGGATCGGTCATGCCTTCTGGCAACCCGAGCCCCTTGAGAGTTGCCAAAAGCGACTCGTCCATACGTTCAACCCTTTCATGGTCATAAGACCTGCGAACAGTAGAATTCGGATCCGCGCCCGTTGCGCAGATCGAAGCGTTATGGGGCTCCCATTGGAGTACGATTTCCGCTGGACCCTCAATCACCTTGCCTTGTCGGGTGGTGTACGTTTGGCCTTCCCTCACAAATTGACGCTCTAGGATCTGGGCATCAATCGAGAAGTCGTTCAGGTGGCCTTCGGTGTATCTTGTCGCGACAATCTGCGAGTCCGCATCGCTTGCAAAGTCAGGCAGGCCAAGTAGCTCATCGCCTTCGATAACGATATTTCGAATCGAGCCAAAGACGTTGCGTACCGTCTTGTCGTTGTGCGAATCGACGATAGGCAACTGCTTTTTGTCGTTGCGGAATCGGACGCCATCCATCAACAGGACTTGCTTGATCCATCCGCGATCTTGATCGTAGATGTCAATCGGCGTCTCTGTCGCAATCACCGCTCGGCCATCTTTCACGGCCCCAAATTGCCGAACGATCGAACCGCCCTCGATGGGCTTGGCTTGGTGTCTTGCGTCAAGTTCTTTTCGTCGCTTGATTAGGTCTTGCTTGTTCATGCTTGCACCTCAGCCGGTAGCGTGTCCACCGATCCGTCTTTTGCGTCGTCGATTAGGGCCTGTACGCTCGCTTCACTCATGCCGACCGACGATAAGAACACTCTGGCCGCCGCTTCGCTAATGGCCCCGCTGGAAAGCTCGTCGAGAGTCTTGGCAATGGCTTTGCGGTTGCGATTGAATTGGAGCGTTGATAGCCCCATCATTTCGCCGCTGCCGGTCGCTGGTTGTGTTTCTGCCGCCCCTTGAGTCTGAGCCGCCGAAATCGCTAGCTGCGTTTGCTCAGGAGTCTGCAAACCGAGCTTTTTGAGCAATCGGTTTTCCTTGGCCCGCTGGTAGAACACCGTTCGGAAGTTGAGCCCCTGAGCCCCGAGGACTTCGGAGTAGGTCGCCGTGAATGAGTTGATGCCCGCTTCGCTTGTTACTTGCTCCACGCCCGGATCGACCCATTCCCATTTAGGGGTTTGCCACTCAACGGGGGTAAACCGTCTGCGGTCGCTCAATAGGTCGATAGGCCCTGGGAAGCCGTCGAGGTTGGTTCGGCTTGCTGCATCGCAAAAGCGATCCCAAACAGGCTGCAGCAAGTGCCTGATAAGGTACTTCTGAATGATGCGAAACCGCCGCCGGTCTTCGAGTTGGCTAGTACGGCTCGAACTGTAGGAGGTTTGCGAATAGTCTCGAGCTACAACCTCGTAGGATAGCCCGGTCCCTACCGCAATCCCTCGAAGGATAACCTTGGTCCATTCTCCCGCCGAAGTGTTTGGCCGCGTTGGGTTGATGATGTCGACCGATTCGCCTGGGTTAAGATCGAAGATTAGGCCCGGCTCGATGTACCGCTCTCGATTGCCTGCCTTGTCAATACCGCTGCCGGTGTCTGGATCAGACAAGCTTCCCAATGGCGTTTCGGTCTTGATTGCCGCCGTGAAGCAGGAAGCGATAGCCGAGGCCTGTAGCTCATTGTCAAGATACGTCCCGAGGTCCCTGATCGACGCCAATGCTGGAGCGAACCAAGTGACACCCCGCGTCTGGCCGACTCGATCCTGCCGGAATAGGTGGATAATCTCCCGGGCTGGGATTTCCTTTGGCGTTCGGCTTACCGCGTAGGGTTGCAAGGGGTGATCGTCATAGATCATGTAGGCAAGAGGCTTGCCCGATTCATCAACCTTAATACCGCGAATTACCCGCGTACCATCGCCGCGATCGATGCCCATCGTGTAAGTGTCTCGATCGGTCGCTAGCCTGTCGGCTTCGATCAATTCAAGAGCCATCGGAATCGGTCGGACAATACCACGGTATTTTGTCGACTCCAAATTGACAATCCGAATCAGAACTTCGCCCGCTTCGACCATTTCTCGAAGGGCGATAATCTGAATTTCTTCGAGGGTTAGCCGCCCGTTGATATCCGCGACTTCGGACCATTCCGACCAAGCCTTATCTCTCAGGTCGTTGATGCCCTCGATGTCATCGCCTTCGGGAGTCTCGAACGTCGATTGGGCTTGGATGCCAGCACCGACAACCGAAGAAACGATTGTGTCCACTACGCCCCAAGCGTAGGAGTTATCGCGAACCAGCCGCCTAGCCTCTGCCCTGAGCCTGTCGGCCCCGAATGGGCCCATTAGCTCTTGGTCGGCTGGTAGATTCCTTGGGTGTCTATTGCTGCTTACCCTAGACGGTTCGGCCCCTTGGTAGGATCTGGCAAGGGCCCTGCGTGCTGCCTGCCGTCGCAATCCCGCGAGGGGGCTAACTGCCGAGACGACCGAATCGATAAATTGAGTAATCATCGACGGCCCCCTACGATTCTTCCGAGGGAGATACCGCCCGATCCGCTTTCGCGTTGGACCTGATGCAGCAACGCTTTTCGCTCGGCCATCAATGCCGACAAGTCGAGCTTGGTGACTGTGCGAGAGCCAATGGAATACTGAGACGCTCCTCCGGTTAAAAGGGCTTCAATAGCTGCGTCGATTAGTGTCAACAGAGATGCCGCTGATGCCATGCGTCAATCGTTGCATGGCTTGCTGGCCCCTGGAAGATGCCTGTACTATTCCATTAGTACACTGGGCTAAATTATTTACGCTCCTGGGGCCATGTGTGCCCGCAGTAGGAGCATCGGCAATATCGAACCTTGGCTTTGGTGCAATAGACCCGGCTGTAGCTTTTGCCGATCGGTCGGCGTGATTCGCAAAGCGTGCAGGGCCTTGCCTCGTCTTCGCGGGGGATGGGGCTTTCGATAACCGCCACCGATTCGACCGGCTCGATGATTTCGATCGGCTCGATAGCCTCTTGCGTTGCTGGTTTGTCGATCCGTTTTGGTCTCTTGCTCATATCACCCTCTCCGTTTGGGAATCCATCCACCTTGTCGCTGCCTGAATCGTTGCTGCCCGTGCCTGTAGGCTTGCTGGACAGGCTTGGCTTGTTTCGGCTCGTCACCGATATGCTTCGGGGCTACCTCGATTTCCGATGGGGCAATCAACTTGACCCCGCAGGCTTCGGACCCTGCCGCCGCCATGTAAGTTGCATCGAGCCAGTGGTTGTTCGAGTCTCGGACATTCCAATAGGTTTTGGCCCCCTTGCCCTCAGTGAATTTAGTCACTAGCTCCTCGGCTGCAATATGCTGCGCGTACTGGCTGTGTCGCTTTTCCTCTTCAAGGCTGAACACCGAAAGCGATCCGCGACGCAGCATGTTCGACTCATCGAACGTCGGAGTCATAAATCGCTCATGGATAAACTGCTTCCAATAGCTGGTATCTAGCTCGTAGAGCCAAACATTCGACGATGGAAGCTTTTGCGCGTGCAGGTTGGCCCCTGCGATCGTCACCGAACTAGACTTGGCTTTTCTGTGGTACGGGTCTTGCCCCTTTGATGGATGGAAGATCCCGCCGACTTCACGGCAGAATGAATACGCCGCATTGGTAAACGCCCCTGAATCTACTAGGCAAAAATCGATCGCCCGGCGCGTTCCGGTTGTGTCGATGAATTCCTTTTGTAGCAACTCATCCCGGAGCGATAGCAGGGCCTGATAAATCATCGGCTCGCTAGCCTCGTGATCCATGCTCTTATCGGTCCCGTAGACTTGCTGGAATCCATAGTCCACTACAACGCCTCCAGCCCCATGCCACCACGCCGTCACAACCCAATGAAGGTAATACTTGCCCAGGTCGATCGCCGCTGTCAGTGCCACGGTATTGGCCGGTAGTTGGCGTCTTACCAAGCCGCTTATCCGCGACTCGACAAGAGCCGGAGTTATCCCTAAGCCCATTGGCCCGGCTTCCTCTGGCGGGTCGTTGTCGTCTTCCGTCGATACCGCCTTTTGTCCACGGTCGGCTACCCGGTTGAAATAGCTGTGGACCGCCGATAGCTCCATCGGTTCGCCGTCGCTGTGGGTCTTGCGGGAATAGCTAGCCCGATTGCTTACTACCGCCCCGCGTTCAATCTCGGCTTGATTGTCGCGGTAGAAACGAAAAGCCTCCCTAGCGTCCGGGTCGTCGGCTTTGCGTCCCTTGCGTAGATCGATGTATTGCTCGATCAGGTCCATCCTGTCCGGCTTTGTAACGAGCTTGCGATATCGCTTGCCCCTCCAAGATGGTTTCTGCTTAGGGTCTGTGTACTTGAACGCGATACACTTCCTATTCTGGATCGTGCAAAGCATTACCCGCGGTATTCGCTCTGAGGACTGCCCTAGCCCGCCGATGTCTTGCTCGATGATTTCTTCGTTCTTGGCTATCATTGTTTCGCTGGCCGCTGCTTCCCGGTCTTCGATGTCGTCGAGAATTGCCAAGGTTGGCCGCGCCGATCGGAACTTAGTACCGCGAATTGCCCCGTCGATACCCAAGGAGTAGAACACTTGCCCCTTGCTACACGGCTCGATCTCTTTGGGCCAATCGGGGATCTGAGCCCGGTTGATCGTGGGGAAGACAAAGAATTCCGGCCCGATAACGATATTCGTTGATTGGCCCTGGCATGTTTGCATCCGGCCCCGGCTCGACCAACCGCCGACTGCTTGGAATGGGATCCCGATCTCTGGATAGTCAGCGATGAACAAATCGTTTTGCTGTAGCTGCTCAACTAGGTCGCGCACTTCCTTTTTCGCCTTATCCGCGTTTTTGCCGATAACGACGGGAAACGTCGATAGACCCCGGACCATCAAGAACAACGCAACGCGAATAGCTAACGTCGTTTTACCTTCGCCCCGAGGCCCTGCGATGCCTTGGTCCCCGCCGTACTTCGCCGCGTCGATAATCGATTCGATCATGGCTAGCCGGTCGCTAGTCCACGCCTCGAAGAATTGGGAGCCGAAGTAGGTGGATAGCCAAAGGGAGCAATCAGACTCGGCCTCAAGACGCCTAGAGGGGTCTAGGAGTGCGGGAATATGGATGTCGCGAAGCTTGGCCCGCTTGGCCTCTTTCCTAGCCTTGTCCGCTTCCGATTCTGTCATCCCCGGCTGATGAACCAATGATGCCGTTGTCGGATGCAATCCTAGCAAGGTCTCCAACTGAGACACGCTGAGCGAGTTCAAGAAGTTGAAGTTTTCGCTGCTGTTCACCCGCTTTCCTTTTCTCTTCGAGTTCTTCGCGCTTGCAATCTATAGCATCCGCTGCGAGTAGCACCTTGGCCGCATCGATCGCCAAATCTGGATCGGTCAAGCATTCCATCAACGCCGCTTTGATTGCCTCCTTGTCGACATTCCAGCCTTCTCGGATTGCTCGTCCAACTAGCTTTACATCCATCGTTTTTTCGATGTCCAAGCACACTTCCCCCTTTCCCCCAAACGGGCTAGGCAAGCAAGAAATTGACTTGCTTTACTGGGCTAATGATCTGCGTACTCAAACGCCACGCCTCTGGAAGTACCTTCGACCTAGGGGGGCCTATCACGTCTGCTTCTCCTGCCACTCGACGTTTTTCCCGCTCTTGACTCGCGTAATCTCCGTGCCTGTCGCACTGACAATTTCGACAGACCATTCGTACCATCCAGGTCGGAGCGTTCCCGTAACCGTCCTAGCCACGTCAAAATCCAGATGGACATTGCCGCCTGTTGCGTCGGTCACGGTCCCGGTGGAAACGAATTCATTAACCCCCTCGTCATCCTCGTACCGCATCCCGAATCGAGCCGTCGATGTCGCAATAACGTAACCGGTAGGCAACGCCACGGTCCATCTGAACCGCCGTCCGTTGGCCGCTAGGTAATCGTCACCGATGATAAGCGGGCTTGCCAGTTGGCCCGTTGCCGTTACCGGGGTTGATACGTTGACCGTACCGCCCGCCGTAATCAAGTCGGTTTGGCCCTTGACCTGATTCAAGATATTGCCCGCCTGCGTCCCGCTGTACCCTGTAGCAAGATCGGTCGACCAAGGATTACCCGCTGCCCCTGAGTCGATAAGAGCCTTGCCGGTTGTGCCTGCCGTTGTGTGTCCGCTGGTCGTCTCGTCCCAAACGCCATCGGCAATTTCGCCAACCGCATCCGCTGCCAAAGCCCGAGCCGACAACGCACCCGATACGAAAGCATCCTCGGGTATCGAATTAGGCTCGGCATCGTGAAGGACTGCGAAGATATGATTACTGCCGCCGCCGGTTATCTGGACCGTGTTATTCGAGTTGGCCGACCGGACGATTCGAGCCCCGAAGCTATTGGCTGCCGTGTTGTTAGCAAGCAATGCACCCCAAACGTAAGTCTCAATCGCATCGCCTGCACCGTTGGCCGTAAGAGCACCAGCCCCAAGCTCAGCGATCGCCCCGCCGACCGTAATATCGAGACTGCCGAAATGGGCCGGGAATGTCACGCCGCTAATCGATCCGACCGAGCCTGTCACGTTGCCCGTAAGATTGCCTGTAATACCAACCGTCCATGCCGTCACCAATGCCAAGCCATCGGACGCAAGCTTAAATCCTGTTTTGTCGCTTACCGTTGCTGTGTAGCCTGTCTTATCGCCAACAACCTCAGCGTTCGCCGCGATCCTGCCATCAACCAATGCCGCCGGAATCCTCGATTGAATGTTTTGAGTGTCGGTCTCGATATCTCCAAGCCGCGACAACCCAAACGCTGCCGCATCCTGGTAATCAACCGCATCAAGCTCGATTTCGATTAACACCGGAAGCATATTTGCAACACCCCGAACGCAAAGCTCAACCCACTCGACGCCCGCTG